TTCCAGTTAATCAACTCAAACAACTTACAGAGATTCTTGGATCACTACCAATCATCACGCAACCAGAGTTTTTTGAATTCGAGTTAGGTCACATGCTTCAAGGTAAGGCACTACAAAGTGCCTTACGTGACGCTATTCCTTTATATCAAGAGGAAAAGTATGGAAATATTTTCGACTTATTTCAAAAGGCTAAGGCGTCAGCTATTACTAAAGAGAAGGCAATTGGTTCCTTTTGGGATGACTGGAATCAACGAGATGTCTCTTTTAGAGGTGAACCTAGCCCTACTGGATTTACAACGCTTGATGCAATCATGGGAGGAGGTTTATATCCAGGTGAGACGATGCTTACCATCGGACTCAAATCAACTGGCAAAACTTTCTTTGCAGTCTGGGTTGCACGAGCAGCACTATTCTTTAATAAATTCAATGTTGTTTATACAATGGAAATATCGAGGTCTGACTTCCTTAAACGGTTAGACTGTTCTATCGTTGAAATGGATTTTGATGTTTACATGGATCATAAAGATGAGATTCGTGATTTAATTATGGCGAAGAGAGAAGAGCTCGAAGGTAATTTAATCGTCGTCGAATATCCTTCTGGCTATCCTACAGTCTCGATTATAGAAAACCAGACACTAGAACTCGAACAGAAATACGGTCGTAAAGTAAACAGCGTTGTAATCGATTATATCGACCTTTTAAAGGGGACTGTTGTCGGTGCGGAGTCATCAGCTAGATTCGGTTTAATCTCCGCAGCAGTCGAACTTAGAGGAATGTGTGGCACGAATGATTGGTCGGCAGTAATTCTAACTCAATCAAATGCTTTGGGTAAAAAGAAGCCGTTCATTGAATCGGAAAATGCTGCTGAGGGTTATGGTAAAGCTTGGGCTAGTGATTTTGTTATGAGTATTAATGAAGTTGTAGGTCGCGCTGATTTAAGAAGATTATATATCGCTGACTCTCGACGGACTCAAAAGAAAGTTTCAATTTTATATGAAGTAGATTTTAGTAGATCAATTTGGAAGGAAGTTCATGGATTCTAAAACTGATGAACAAATCGCACATATTCACAGATTGTTGAGAGTTCAAGCTCCAATTTGTACTTGCATGCTTTCGACAGATGAATGTCGAAGGTGTAAATTAACTGCCAGACTTAGACAACTGGAAAATATCAGAGAGGGTTTCAATGATGAAGAAGATGACTTCGGCAAGCCTCCCCCTTACAAACCATAATTGGGGGGTCACAGCAGACTTCAACTCTCACGTATGTGATAAGCTTATCACTGGTACTGCCGCGGCAAATAATGTATGGCCTGGATCGACTACCATTAATCCAGGTTGGCATACCGGAGGTATTATTGATACAAACCAAACGGTTAACATGCCAACGCGATATGCTGAAATCTCGTGTTTACATTGTGACGAGCAAATTAGTATTCCTATTTTTCTTTCATTAACTGGCTCCGCTTGTTTTGTTGCGGTGTGTCCGAAATGTCAGAGGCGATTTATGGTGCATGATACTATATGCCATGATGAGTGTGACTGTAAGTTAAGTTGCTTAGGAATCGGAATATTTATAAACCTGCATAAATATCCTATAATTGATCTGAAGACTATTCGTGAACCTGAACCAAAGTGGATTGTAGATATTCCAATTGTTGTAAACGTGCAATATTTGATACCTCAAGATATTTATATTATACAAAGTGAGATAAGTTACGGTGAACTCAAACCAATTCAAAACGACTGGCTCACAGGAGATCCGTTTCAATTGCCCAATGTGTCCAAGTGGTGATACGGAGTATCATCTTTATTATAATCCTGCGAAGAGTGTTTTCTTTTGTCATCGATGCCATTATACTGGACATGGATTTCCCAAGCTTGTCACGTCTTCTTTACCTCTAGTAACATTACCTAAAGAAGTAAAAGCAAAGGATCTCGAATGGCAACCTCTTCACTGGCCTCCTAGTGGTATTCTTGAGGGTGCGATCTGGGATTATTTACTTACAACACGAGGTATAACATTTAATGTTATTGACCGCTTCAAATTAGGTTGGGCTCATAAGATACCTTTAGCAGTAGTAATACCGTTAATACAAGAAAATGATATTAGAGCTTTACAAGTACGATTCTTGAGTGACTTAATGAAACCTAAATATTTGAATTATGCCATTGGAGATAAACCAATGGAGAAGTCAGAAATGATATTTAATATTGATACGGTTATTAAAGGGGTTACTAAGTTATATATAATGGAAGGTGTCTTCGATGTTATGAAATCTGCTATTTTAAATAGTGTCTGCACCTTTGGCAAGAATATTTCAGCGTCACAATTAATAATGATTAATAAGATTCCGAAAGAAAAACTCGTGTTATCTTTTGATTTTGATGTTAAAATAAAAGAGATAATTGAATCGATCAAAACATTAGAATCGTTTGGTGATGTCTTCATTAAAAAAATTCCGGAAGGAAAAGATCCAGGAGATTTTACGCCTGAAGTATTCGAACTCTTTCCTGAAATTACATTACAAGAATACATACTGGAGGTGTTACAATGATCGCTATTATCGAAAAGGGAGTATTAGGTGATCGTGATGGATTGCCAATCTACTCAATCATGATTGATGAAGAGACAGATTCTGAAGTTAACTTCATGGCAATGGTGCAAATTGATGGTACGATGAATGACTTAGTCGACGATCTCGACATTAATCCAGAGCTGTTAAAGCAATTGGAAAATCTACCAATGTTTGGTAGTCTTGAAGTTGAATTAAAAATCGGGTTGGATGTGCCAAAATGAGTCCGAGAATGAGAGTATTAATCCGCGAATTTGCGAAGGCCTTTTTAGATGGGCGAGATCCATTTAATCACGACTTCTTGATTATGCATAATGTCAACTCAGCTGAATTAGCCTCACTGGAAGATTTTATCGGCAGCTTATTAATGATGTACTTGCAGCAATCAGGAGGAGTACCTGAATGAGACTTCCTAAAATGGCGTTTGAAGTCCCAAAAAAGAATCTAACCTTTGGGAGTTCGCATTGCGATTACCTTTTTGTCCTAGCCCATCTCATGCATATGCAAGAGTATCGAAGCGAAGTATACTCTTGTCAGGATAGGGGCATGGAAGTTTATCTGGATAACTCTGCCTTTGAATTGAAAGAGTCAGTAGGTTTAGACTCTTATGTTGGTTTAATCTTAGAGTTAAACCCTACCGTCGTAGTTGTACCAGATGCGCTTGGCGATCTTGCAAAGACAATTCAACTTACTCGCAGGTTTTACGATGGTGTTCCTGAAAAGATTCTTGATCGATACAAGCTTATGATTGTGTTACAAGGCCAAAATAATTATGAACGAATGAAATGCTTACATATAATTCGTTCGTTTGGTTATCCATTTCATATTGTAGGATTACCAAGGCACGCATGTCCGGATAGGGTAACTCTCCTAAGAGCTGTAAAAAGATTCACCGGTAAAAAACCAATCCACTTTCTCGGGCTCCCAGATCCTCAAGAATTAAAGGGATTGAATGAGGTGATTGATTCTGTAGATACTTCTTGGGTCTCTAAATATTCAATTGGTAAAGGTGCTAACGACTATTTAGACTTTGAGAATGATGAAATTAACGAGGAAAAGTTTCTCGAAGGCTTGAATATATTAAAAAATAGTTTTTAAGTTATGAGGAAACCATACAATGTCAACCATTCAAGATTATGTTAAAAATCTTTTACTCCAAAGTACGCCAAATGCGGTAGTACCTCCACAAAAACCAACGCGACCATTTAATGGTTTGGCATTTGTTGGTATTGCTCCAAGTACAGAGGAAGTAGAACAAGGTCAAGTATTCTGCGGACCTTCTGGGCAAATATTAAATAAGTCTTTGCATCTTGCTGGAATTGATCGTACTGAGTGTTGGACGGGAAATTTAATTCCCGTTAAGCTTCCGCAGAATAGACCTCCTTCAAGAGGTGAAGTGTCTTTATTTAGAGGAAGCTTAATTCAAACTCTAAAAGAAATGAATCCTAAAGTTATTGTTACGATGGGAGCTGAACCTACCCGAGCTTTCTTTCCAGAAACAGATATTCAAATCATGACGATGCGATCACATGTTCTTGAATGTCCTGATTTACCTGGTGTACAAATAATTCCTACAATACATCCTTCATTCGCTTTGCGCCAAAGTCTATCTCTTGTCGCGTTACTCCTCAATGATTTAATAATCGCGAAAGATGTACTCGCAGGTAATCCTAGATATCGTCCTTGGACATATGAGTATATCACTAATCTCGAACAGTTAGAATCTATTCTTACTGAACATAAAGGTGAATTACTTTTTATTGATACTGAAGCAACGAGTACGAATCCCCATCAAGCCGAACTTTTTATCGTCAGCTTTGCCTTCTCAGGTAATCCTGATAAAGGTTTTGTTATCCATACACCCTCTTTAAATTACGATGGTGTAATGGGTCCTGAAGAGTTATTAGATGGTACGAATCATTTAACTCCACGAGAAAGAGTTTTGGATATTTTAAAGAAACATAATTTTCAAACCGGCATCTTTAATATGTTGTATGACTATATCCTGCTCCAAAGATTTGGATATGCTCCAGATGTTCATATTGATCCGATGTATGCGTTTACTCTAATTGATGAAAACTGCCCTAAAAGTTTGTCTAACCTTGGGAGTTTCTTTAGCGGTATTGGGCCGTACACTATGGATTATGCATCAACCGATCTTCAAGAATGGTTGCCGTACGCTGCTTGCGACGCAGTAAACTCCGTTCGAGTTTGGAATGCAATAAAGAAAAACTTTGAGGAGCCTACGAAAAAGAATTTACTTTTCAAGTACTTAATGCCTCTTTTGAAAACGCTCGCGAAAGTTTCAATTACTGGTTTAGGGGTTGATCTAACAAAACTTGCTGAAGTAGATAAGCAATTATCGACGGACATTAGCACGAAAGTTCAGTTGATGCAGCAAGCTGTTGGATTTAGTTTTAATCATAGATCAGGTGATCAACTCGCTAATGTTTTTAAGAAACTTGGTATTCCAGTTCGTGGAATGACAAAGACTGGAAAGCCAAGTTTTGCTAAAGAAATTTTAAAGGGTATGGCAGAAAGATATCCTTTCGTACAAACGTTGCTAGATGTTAAGTCAATGGAGAAGATGCATTCTTCTTACGTGAAGAATATTCAAAACTATGTTGATGAGCACAATCGAGTTCATACTAGTTTTGATATTAAGAAAACTGGAAGGCTGTCCGCTAAAGAACCCGCTCTTCAAACTTTGCCTCGTAAGTCTATTATCCTTGAACTGTTCGCCGCTAAGCCAGGGCATACATTAATCAAGTGCGACTTTAGTGCCGCAGAGTTAAGATGGATGGGATTCTTAGCGGGGCAAACTGAATGGTTAGATCCTACGATTGATATTCACGTGAATAATGCATCTTTCTTCTTTAAGGTGCCGCGAGAGCAAGTAACTGATGAAATGAGAACGAAAGTAAAGTTCGTCGCTTTTGGCAAGATTTACGGCTCGTCAGATGCACTCCTCGCGAAACAATTAAAAACTACGGAGCAAGAAGCAAAGAAACTTAATGACATCTTCTTCAAGACGTTTCCTAAAGTGTATGACTTTATGACTCGCACTGAAGAAAAAGTTAATGAAGTTGGTACTGTTCAAAATTGGTATGGTCTTGAAAGACACTTCTTTTTTGATATGCAATTTGGAACTCATCAAGATAGAGCCAGAGCAGTTCGTGAGGGATATAACTTTGGACCGCAATCAACTGTAGCAATGTGGACGAATATGTCTTTGATTAAAGTGCAAAATTGGCTTGAACAGAATATGCCCGAAGCTCAAGTTGTCCTTCAAATTCACGATGCTATTGTTGTTGAGACCCCAAATGAATTGCTACCCAAAGCTGTCGCAGCAATTTGGCATTTACTCCGTAGACCCATTTGTAAAAAGACCGGTTTCTTTTTACCAGTTGATACTACAGTTGGTACTGATTTAAAACATCAGGAGCTAATCATACCCTTTTATGTACAAAATCTAGAAGAGATGGGAGACATTCCTTTACAAAAGGCATCATAAATGGTAGATGCGATTAGCCTCATAGATTTATTTCGTTCATTCTTTCATTGGTGGTCTAGTGATGCTGGCACTGAATATCGATTTTTGTTCATTATTGTAAATGCCCTACTCGGAGCAGTTAATCTTTTAATCATCGCTATGGTGATTTTTTCGATTAGGAAATTTCGTAAAAGAGTCAGTATTCAGGATCAAAGTAGATTGGCTTATCTGGAAGAATTTAAGGGTTATATCCATCAAATGTTTATAAAGATGGATAATGCGACTGAGCAATTAAATCGCATTGAAGATAGACAACGAGGCCATAAATGTGGATCAGATTAGGTGACTGTAATCGTTGTGGTAAATGTTGTCATTTAAAAAACTTACTTAAATCATCCGTTCATCAAACTGGTACTCAGTGTAATAATATGGATGCTGTTTGTAAACATTTAAAGATGGGTGAAGATGGAGCTGAGGCAACGTGTTTAATCTTTGGTAAGCTTAATAGACCTGTAGCGTGCCTTCTTCATCCTAGCAGCCCTGATTCTTTAACCCCGGATTGTGGTTATTCTTTTGTTTGGGTAATTTGTGATTAGGAGTCATTATGAAAGTAATCTGCGATTGTGGCACTGAAATGACGCCAGTAGTTGATGAAAATGGTAAGTTGGAATATTGGTTTCCGGTTGT